GGTCATCGGGTTCGTGAACGCGTCCGCAAACTTCATGGGCGCTACCAACCCCACCACCCTCTCCGGTGCGGGTTCGTTCATCACCATCACCATGACCTACGAGTCCACTTCGTGAGAGAGCCCCGGGCATACCGCGCAAGGTATGCCCGGGGCTCTCTGCCATCTACAACTGTGACGTGTTGATGGCGTTGCCCATCGACTGCATACCGGCGGAGTTGGGGTGAATGTGGCCGCCGTCGTCGTACATCGGGTTCAGTGCAGCGCCAGCACCTACGGCAGCGTCGAAGTCCACAACGGCGTCAGCACCGGAGGTACCGGCCCGTACCCATGCGTTGTACGCCTGGCGCTGCGTCTCGAACGCCGGGGTGCACAGCGACGCTCCGGAGCACGGGGTGATGGTGGACAACAGGATCCGCAGACCGGCCGTGTGTGCCGAATTCACCAGTCCCTGCTGAGCCGTCTCCAGGGATGCCGCAGAAGCACCGGCCCGAAGGTCGTTGATGCCACCCTCGTCAATGACGGTCCGTACGCCGGGGACGTTCAGGACGTCGTGCTGCCAGCGGTGCTGCAACGACGGGCCGCCGCCAGCACCCAGGTCTTGCATCACCTGGTTGCCGGAGATGCCCTCGTTGACGACAGCAAAGCCGGTACGGCGCCCCAGGTAGTTGATCCAGCGGGTGTCGGTGTCGATCGGGGTGCCACCGGTGTCGGTGATGGAGTCACCGGCTGCTACCACTGTCTGCGGCGCGGCGGCGTCCACGTCCAGCCCGTTGAGGTAGGAGGTGAACCCGAAGACGTTGTTCACCGGCGGGTTGGTCGCCATCGAACCGTCCTGGTTGACGATGTTGTACTCGGTCTCGTTGCTGTACGTGTGGGCGTTGGCGTTGGGCACCGACACGGTGGACGGGATGTACAGCGAAACCAGCAGCCGCTCCCCGGGCGTGGTGGGAAACGAGACGGCGTCTGAGGTGGTCTCGGCACCGGCGGCCAACGTCACTGCCGTGTTACCCCCGAACGTCGCTGCGATAGGCGTAGCGGCTGTCTTGGCGCCGTTGAGCTGCTGCGCCACCGAGACGTGGGCGAACGTGACCGGACTGGTGGAGAACTCGTTGGAAAGGTCGATCCGCAGCTGGGTGCCGCCGATGCTGGTGGTCTCCTCCATCCGCAGCGTCTGGTTGGTCCAGGGTCCGACCGGCACGCCGTGGTCGATGGCGGCATTCCACGTCTGCGTCCAGGGGGAGCTGGTGGCGTGTACGGAGGCATCAGCGGAGGCGGGGACCGCCAGCATAGCCGCCGCTACCATGTAGAACAGTTTGCGCATGATGTGCCCTTCGTTGAGGGGTGGTGGCGGTCGGGAAAACCGAACAGTCCATGGCCGCCTTTGGGTCTAGGTTTCCCCTGTAGGAGGGGTTGTGCATGCTTCGGACTGGGCCGAGTACGCCACGATCATGTTGGGCGCCGGGGTCCTCATTGCAGGGGTATGGCGTGTGTTTGAGATGATGCACCGGCTGGTGTCCGCTATTGAGCGGAACACTCAGAGGCTTGAGGACAACACCCACGAGTTGGAGTTGGTGGGTCAGAAGGTGGACAACCATACGGAGCGTTTGGTTCGGCTGGAAGCGGTTGTCGCGGTTGCCGCTGGCGACCCTGACAGTGCGAAGGCTCTGGGGCGCCCCAGGAAGTCTCCGTAGCCAAGGCCCCGCCGGTGGGTACACGGTGGCGCCTACGACCCTGTGGAGGGCTGCGTGGCGGTGCCCCAGACAATGCTGGTGGTGCACGCCATTAGCAAGGCCATCCCCATGTACATAATGCGGTTGTGCATGGGCTGCTCCTCCGGTTGGTATCGTATAGGGAACGGTATCACATGATTCTGGATGACGCTAGCGGGCAACCCACGCCCCGTCCTCCTTCACCACCGACAACTTCGTCAGCAGTTGCAACCGCTCAATATCGTTGCGGTTGGCCAGGATCTTCTCGTCCAACTTGTCCAGCTGCTGCTGGATCTGCCGCCGCTCCGACTGCAACGTCTCGTCCCTCTGATGCAGCGACACCAGGAGTCCACGCACCGTCAGCTGGGTAGTCTTCATCATGAACACCTTCCAGGGTGATCACGGACGGCCCGGTTTCGGTCGGGCCGTCCTCAACGTCTACTCGTACATGCCGTCGCTGTCCATACCCCGATACTCCAGGTACGACAAACGTTCAGACAGCTCGGCAAGCTCGGCAAGGACATCCCGGCGGAACATCTTCAGTGCTTCCGTGAAATCGTGCAGCGAGGTGTTCAGGGCCTCGTTTTCGATACGCAGGTCGGTGTTTTCGGTACGCAGACGGCCAACAACGCGGTAGCAGGGCAGCGTAATCATGGGCGATCCGCCTGAACCCGGCCTTCGACGTTGGCGATAGCCTGGCGAAGCTTCGTGATGGCGGTAGCAAATTCTTCGCTGTGCGCCTCCAGCTCAGCGCGAACCTGCTGGGCTGTATCGATGGTGCTGGGGGCTGAAGCCGGGGTGTTGTCCCGGGGCATAACCTTCAGCTTCCGCATGGTGTGCTCCTTCTTCCAGGGTGTCCTTAGACGCTGCCGCTACGGCAGGGGTCGGGCTGATGTACGGCGTGGTGTTCGCGGACTTCCCGAACGACCACCGCCAGGTTGTTGTCCACCAGCTTCGCGAACCCGCACCCGGTGTGGGTGACGACCAGGTTGTTGGTGGAGATGTTGATGCGGTACTCGTCGAGGAGATTGAAGGTGAGGACGGGGTTCACCACCGGCTGCCCTTCGTGATGGTGGAGTTGGGAATCACCAGCGGCTTGTCCACGGTGTAGGTGCCGGGTGCGACGACGATGGTGCCGCCGGGGGGGCAGCTGTCGATGGCGCCTTGGAGGTCATCTCCTGGTACGACATGAACGAGGGCTCCGCTGGCGTGGGCCAGGTGCCAGGTGATGATCTGTCGCATGGCGGCGGCGCGGGAGATTCCGTTGCTGGTGGCGATGGCGTCGATCTTGTCGATGATGTGCTGGGGGAGCGAGGTGTTCACCTGCGCCAGGTGGTCGTTGGGCATGCACCCAGTTTAATACAAACTAGGGTACGGCGGTAGTCCGTAGGGTTCCGTGGATTGCTTTACATTACAAAGCGCGGTATCGTATGGGGTACACCACAAGTTACCGCCACCACCCCAAGGACCACCGCCATGGACACCGCCACCGCTGCTCGCTACGCCGCCGTCACCGTTCCCACCGTGCGCTACTGGTGCCGCAGGGGTGTTGTCCGGGCCGTCAAGGAGGGTGGCCGGTGGGTCATCGACATCGTGTCCCTACGCCACCGCATGGCCCTGGGGCGCCGTACCGCCGCGCGACTGCTGGCCAGCTTCGCCGAACCGGCCGTCACCAGGGAGAAGGCGCTGGAACTTGTCGAGCAGGGCGCTCTCATCCCGGCCGAGCGCGAAGGCGAGTATGTGGCCGTGTCCACCGACGCATCCTCGGTGTACCTGGTGAGCGTCGGCTCTGTCTCGTGCGGCTGCAAGGGGTACGAGTATGTGGGGCGGTGCTACCACCTGGTGGCCGCACTGTTGGTGGAGGAGGGGTTGCTACGGGACTCTCTCAGCGGCGCTCTGGAGACGGTCTAGACCTCCTCCCAAGGCCAGCCAGGAGCCGGTACCCGGTTGTGTTCGACGGCCGTAAGGCAGCGGGTAACAAACCGGCTGAAGCCGTCTTTCGTCTGGGCGATGAACTTGGCGTCGCCCCCGCAGGTCTCGCACCTAACATTCATGATGACCTTCTCTTCCACGGTAATCTCCGTCCCTAATTTGCTATACGTTACTTAGCGCGGTATAGTATTGCCTAGAAGGTTGGGGCGGGGAACCCCGGCATAGGGCAAACCGCCCCAACCTTCGTGGAAGTGGACCCCGATACCCCCGGGGGCTCCGCCCGAACTGACCCCAGCCGGGCGGAGCATCCACCCCTACACCGTCACCAACTCCTTGTACTCCCGCACAATCGCCTGCCGCGTCTCCTTCTTGCCGGGGAGGTCAACACCCTTCTGCTTGCACCACTCCACCAGCCGGTCCAGGCCATACGCAGGAGCGCCAGCCTGCATCAACACGTCAACGTAGTAACCCACGTCCTTCTTCGCCGAGGCGGGAACCGTACCGTCCATGAGGACATGGGTGGTTGCCCCGCCAATCCACCCCCCGTCGTCCCGGTACTTACGTCCGTGGCGGACGATCTGGAAGAAATCACGACCCAGTCCGGACCGGGTGTGCGTGCGCGTCATCTTCAAGTCGATGGAGAAGATCTCAATGTCGGTCTCGGGGTCCCACACCACCGGCCGCGCCTTCTCCAGCTTCAGTTCCCACACGTGGTCCACGTCCTGCGACTTGGAGGAGGATCCACGCGACCCCCGGTCCTCATCCTTGCCGAAGTGGTCCAGCCGCAGACACGCGACACCCCGGGCCTTCAGCGGCTCGTGGATACGCCGGTACAGCGCCAGCCAGGTGGAGGAGTCGTTCTCGTTGCCCTGGATGAACCGGGACACCGTGTCGATGATGACGATGTCCGGCGTCTCCTCATCCACGATCGCCAACAGCTCGGCAGCAGCGAACTGGGATCCGTCCAGAGTGCCGTTGAAGTTGGGGAACGGCTTGTACACCAGGTTCTTCAACTCGGAGGGCTTAGCCCCGAGGCTGATCATCCGGGTGATGATGTCACGCATACCGTTCTCTTTGTCGAAGTACAGCACCTTCAGGGGCGTGTGCTCCTCGTCGGCAAGGAACGACTTGCCGCTGACGCAGCAGTACGCCCAGTCCATGCTGAACAGCGACTTGCCGATCTTGCCGCTTCCGACAAGCGTTACCTGCTGACCGCGTTCCATGAACCGACCCGGAAGCCATTCCACCTTGGAGTAGTCGGTGGCGTAGGCGTCTTCCCAGTTGATCGAGGGAAACCTCGACCGAAGATCGTCGTCCTCACTGCCCCCACCTACCCCCACCTGCCCCCCCATGTCCACCTGCGAGGGTCCAGGCAAGTAGTTGTCACGGAACCATTCGTCGTCGGCGGGAACGTAACCCAGGACCATCACTGCACCCCATCATTCAGATCCTGGCCCGCCCGGCTGGCGTCCACGGTCACGTACTTGTCGTAGGTCGGGGAGTACATGACCCCGGGCGAAACAAAGTAGGCGTTGGACCACAGCACCGGCTTGGTGGTGTCAACCCCTACGCCGAGAAGACCGTCAAGTTCCCGGCGGGAACGGTCCCGCTCCCGGTAGTCCCGGTTACGACGCCACGTAGCGTTACGGGAGCGGGATTCCGAGCTGCCGTAACCCCTGCTGGCCAGCTCGTTCTGGTAAACTTCGGTAGTAGACCCCATAAGAACTGAATCTCCGTTCAGGATTGGCCCCGGCTGCGTACCCCACGCAGACCGGGGCATTTTTACGTCTCGTCCTCCGGTTACACGCTGGAGGGCTGCTTCTTGGCCTCCTCGATGGCATGCCTGACAAGGTTCCGGATCTCCTGGCTGACGGAGCGTTCGTTCCGGGCAGCAAACTCCTGGAGCCGCTGCTTCAGCTCGGCATCGATCCGGAAGATGATCACTTCATCCATCGTGTACCTCCTTCGGTATGTGCCAAGTATATACGGAGTAGATCAGCAAAGGCAACCAGCTACCCCCGACCGGACTCAGGACCTACCCCCTACCCCCTCTCTAAGCGAGGGGGTAGGGGGTAGGTAGTCCGGGGGTAGCGCGGGAGTAGGTAGGGGGTAGGTCTGACCTGCGGGAATGCAGAAAGGGGGTAGGTGGGGGTAGGTCGGGGGGTAGAAAAAGGTAAGGGGGTAAGTATTTAGGTGCAAAACGGGCGTGTATACCGGCCGGTAACAACTACGTACGACAACCCGCCGTACGTCACGTCCGCCACGTACCCGGAGACAGCCACCACCAGCGTGACCAACAGGCCCACGTAACCCGGGATGAGGTACACGACCAACAACACGATCAGCACCACCCCGTACAACAACACGGCGTACATCATTAACGGGATGTAGCCGGAGGGCACCACCAACACGGTGGACAAGATCAACAAGACAGGGAAGGTGGAAGCAACGACCACCCAACCCTTCCCCGCTGCGCTTTTCCCAGGTCCATGAGATGGTTAGGAAGATGAACTAACCCCTGGGAGGTGAAAACGATGGCCGGAGGGGAAGTATCACCAGGAATGGTGCATAACGCCGCCCTCAGGCGGGCTCGCGTGGTGGAATTGCGTGACTCTGGTGAGAAGTTCTCGGATATCGCACGGATTGTGGGTGTCTCCCACGCACAGGCATGGAACGACTACCAGCGAGCATGCCGCGAATACCCCGAACAGGCCGTAGCGAAGCACCGCGCGAACCAAGAGCAGCGCCTGGTGGAACAGCTGGACCGCATCGACATGGAACGGGAAGTCATTGAAGGGCTGGTCCTCCGCCCCCACCTGCTGTTCGACATCAAAGGCCAAGTCGTCATGTACAAAGGCGTCCCGTACACCGACTGCAAGCCCGTGTTCGACGCCATCAAGCTGATGGTCCAGCTGGACGACCAGGAAGCGAAGCTGATGGGCCTGTACGCCGCCCACAAGGTCCAGGCCGACGTCCAAGTCAACTTCACAGTCTCCGTGCCGGAGAGCATGCAGAAGGCCCTGACGTGACCAGCCACCCCTACGTGCCCCGTGGCGTCTGTGAACAGCTCCTGATGGAACGCGCAGACGAGCTGGTGGTGTCAGGACCGGCAGGCACTGGGAAGTCCCGTGCATGCCTGGAGAAGCTGAACCTGATGTGTCTCCTCAACCCGGGGATGCGGGCACTGATGGTCCGCAAAACCCACGCCAGCCTCACCGCCACCGGCCTGGTCACCTGGCAGGAGAAAGTCATCCCCGAAGCCCTGCGCCACGGCGTAGTGAAGTACTTCGGCGGCTCCGGCCAGAAACCAGGTCAGTACCAGTACTCCAACGGCTCCGTGGTGGTGGTGGGCGGCATGGACCGCGCCACCAAAATCATGTCCTCCGAGTACGACCTGATCTACGTCCAGGAAGCCACCGAACTCTCCGAGAACGACTGGGAAGCCCTTACCACCCGCCTCCGCAACGGCAAAGTATCGTTCCAGCAGCTCCTCGCCGACTGCAACCCCGACCGGCCCACCCACTGGCTGAAAGCACGTGCCGACAAGGGCGCGTGCCTGATGCTGAACTCCCGCCACCAGGACAACCCGCTGCTGTACACCGAGGAAGGAACCCGCACCCGCATCGGCGAGTCGTACCTGGCGAAGCTGGAAGCCCTGACCGGCGTCCGCAAGGAACGACTGCTCCACGGCCGCTGGTCCGCCGCTGACGGCCTCGTGTACGACGAATACGACCCGGCCGTGCACCTGGTGGACAGGTTCAAAATCCCGGACACCTGGGCCCGCTGGTGGGTGGTGGACTTCGGGTTCACCAACCCGTTCGTGTGCCAGTGGTGGGCTGAGGACCCAGACGGACGCCTGTATATGTACCGCGAGGTGTACATGACACAGAAGACCGTGGATCAGCACGCCGAAACCATCGCCAAGCAGGTGCTGAAGAAGCCGGTGAAGACCACCGGTGGGGCGTGGCGCGGGGAGTGGAAAGAACCGAAACCCCGAGCCATCATCTGCGACCACGACGCTGAGGGCCAGGTGGTGCTTCAGCGTGAGCTTGGGCTGCCCACCAGGAACGCCTCCAAGAAGGTGCTGGAAGGCGTCCAAGCAGTACAACGACGTCTCCGTGCCGCAGATGACGGTAAGCCGCGCCTGTTCCTGATGAGAGATTCGCTGGTAGAGCGGGATACGCTACTGGTCGAATCGAAATTGCCGTGTCAAACTGTGGAAGAGATCACAGGCTACGTGTGGGAGCAGTCTGGTACGGACCGCCTGAAAGAAGCACCAAAGAAGCAGGACGACCACGGGCAGGACTGTATTAGGTATCTGTGTTCTGAGATGGAGACAGGCCCGAAGGCGCAGATCAGGTTCTTCAGCATGAGATGAACGGGAGGCGGTAGTGACCGCACTGACACACGACGGAGCCCACCGTCGCTCCCGTGTTGCCACATTCGCTGCCGCTACCAAAAGAACCGTAGTGCGCACCACGCGGCGTTTTGTCGCCCCCCACAAGGTTGCTCTTGCGAACCTGAAGGCCATTCCGCTGACTGTTGTCGGCACGGGCCTGATCGACTTCTCGGCGTTCTACCTGGGCAACGGCTGGGGATGGCTGGTCACCGGCGTTAGCTGCATCGCAGTCGAGTACGTCATTGCGGATGAGGACCAGACGTGAAGAGTGGACTGCGTCGCATCTACAGCCAGGGGTCTAAGACCCCGCCGGTCCCTATCGGTAGCGCCTCCAGCGCTAGTCTCCGTGGCCACAGCTTCAACCTGGGAAACGGCCGCCAGGACTCCGAGACGTTCATGCGTCAGTACGGCATGTCCGGGACGCTTTTCTCCATCGTCAGCCTTCTTGCCGAGTCTGTAGCGACCCCAAAATGGCATCTGTATCAGAGCACCAAGCAGGACGGCCGTGTCCGTTACAGCACCGCCGATAAGGGATCTGACCAGCGTGTAGAAGTGATGCAACACGCCGCTATCCAAGTGTGGAACAACCCCAACGACTTCCACTCGGGTTTCGAGTTCCGCGAGGCGTCGCAGCAGTACTTCGAACTGACCGGTGAAACCTTCTGGGTCCTGGACATGGAGGCAGGGTTCCCGACCGGCATGTGGATTGTGCGTCCCGACCGGATGGAACCCGTCCCCGACCCCAACGGCTTCATCGCCGGGTGGATCTACACCAGCGAGACTGGCACCCAGATTCCTCTCCGCAACAACGAAGTCATCATGGAGAAGCGTCCCGGCACCCTGGACCCGTATCGCGGTTCCGGTGCTGTCGCCTCTATTCTCCCGAACATTCAGCAGCAGCGGTACGCCGTGGACTACCAGCGAAACCTGTTCCTGAACGGTGCGGACCCTGGTGGCATCATCACTGTCCCCAACAACCTCACCGACGAGGAATTCGACCAGATCATTGACCGGTGGCGCGAGTCCCACCGGGGTGTTGCCCGCGCAGGGCAGGTCGCTGTCCTTGAGGCTGGAACGACGTGGACTGCGAACTCTCACACCAACAAGGATCTGGAGTACGGGGCACTGCGACTGGCGAACCGGGATGAGATCCGTGAGGCGTTCCGTGTCCACCCGGCGATGCTCGGCACCTCCTTGGACGTGAACCGCGCCAACGCGCAAACCGCTGAAGAGGTGTTCGTGGCGTGGCAGGTGCTGCCACGCCTGAACCGTCGCCGTGACACGTTGAATGCGAAACTGCTTCCGCTGTTCGGTGCTGCCGGTAAAGGTGTGGAGTTCGACTATGAGGACCCGTCCCCGGTGAATGCTGAGACTGCTGCTACGGAGTTGTTGGCGAAGGCTCAGGCGGTGGTTGCTCTGGCTCAGGCGGGCTACGACATGCACGACATCCTGGAGGTTGCTGGGCTGCCGGACATGGGTGTGGCGGAGACTGCCCCGGCCCCGACTCCGGTGGCCCCGCAGGAGGGCACTGGGCCGCTCCCGACGCTCCCGGAGAAGAACCCGAACCAGGTGCCGCAACCTGAAGGTGAACTTGCGGCACTGATGCGGCGTCAGCTCAACGGCTATCCGCGAAAAGGAGTACACGTATGAACCCCAACGAGATGCGGAGCCGTTTCCGTAACGCAACGGCCGCCAAGGCGCGTGAGTGGTACCGGGTGACGAATCAGGCGGCCGGGCCGACGCAGATTCACATCTACGACGACATCGGGCTGTCGGGCGTAACTGCCCGTGACCTGATCGATGACCTTTCGAAGATTAACGGCCCGGTGGAGCTTCGGCTCAACTCCGGTGGCGGTGAGATCTTCGACGGCATCGCCATCTACAACGCGTTGTGCGCACGGGACGTTGCCATCTACATCGATGGTGTCGCTGCCTCCGCCGCGTCGTTCATTGCTATGGCCGCGTCCCCTGGGAAGCTGTTTATGGCCAAGAACGCCACCATGATGATCCACGACGGCATGGCGATGGCGATGGGCAACGCCCAAGAGCTGACCGCGATGGTGGACATCCTGAACCGCGAGTCCCAGAAGATTGCCTCCATCTACGCGGACCGCACCGGCAAGACCCAGGACTACTTTCGCAACAAGATGAAGGTGGAGACCTGGTACAACGCGCAGGAGGCGTTGGACGAGGGTCTTGTGGACGCGGTGTTCGACCCGCGTACCGGCCAGCCGGTCAACACCGTGAAGGCCCCTGTGTGGAACGCCATGGGCACCGAAGAGTCGGTGAACGGCTGGTGCTGGAGGGACGGCGAGTGGGTGTTCGACCCGGATGGTGACGGCGACGACGACGCCACCCCCGAGGGCGACACTGACCACGACTACTTCGGCCCGGACGGGAAGCAGATTAAGGCGATCCCTCCGAAGCCGACGAAGCCGCCCACCGCCCGGCAGGAGCCGGTGCTGCTGAACACGGACGTGGACAACACCCCGTGGGACGCCGCTAAAGCCTGGCACAACGGGTCCGTCTCCGATGACCCGGCAGCCTTCTACAAGGCCATCTGTGCCGGTGAGAAGTCCACGGGTGACCCCGCTACTCAGGCTCACTGGGCCCTCCCGTACAAGTACACGCCGTCTTCGCCGCCGAACGCCGCTGGTGTCCGTAACGCCCTGGCGCGGCTGTCTCAGACCGAGGGTTTGAGCAACGCCACCCAGGCGCGGGAGACGCTGGAGGCTGCGATGAAGAAGATCAACCCGGACTACAGTGCCGGTAACACGATGGACACCATGCTGCTTTCCGCAGTTCTGGTTCGAGCCCTGAAGGAGGGCAGCAATGACTAAGCTCACGGTCCCCACCGACTCCGCAGGGCTTTTGGACGTCCTGAGCAACAAGAACAAGCTGGAAGAGTACTTTGGCGTGGATGCTGTTAAGAACGGCACCACCGTCGAGTTCATGGACGCCTACGCCAAGGACTACGCGAAGCGCAACACCGATACCACGGACGAGATGCGCGCGCAGGTCCAGTCGGTCATCTTTGACATGGTCCGCGACAATGATAGCAAGCGCGGCCCCAAGCTCGGCGCCCAGCTTGCCGGTGGCAAGCCGCAGCTGACCGTGGACGGTACCGCACTGGTTTCCAAGGGCCGTGGCGCTGTCTACAACAAGACCGCCCCGGGTGCGCTGCTGGAGCAGGCTCTGCCTTCTGACCAGCGGTTCAACTCCATCGCCGAGTACTGCTCCGCGATCTACGACCGTAAGACCCAGTCTTCGCGGCCCGGTTCGGACGAGCGCGTGTCGAAGCTGATGAAGATCCGCGAGGTCCAGAACAGCTTCTCTTCGGAGGAGCCGGGCGCTGGTGGGTTCCTTATCCCGGAGATCATGCGGTCGGAGCTGCTGGAACTGGCGCTGGAGGAGTCGATCGTTCGTTCCCGCGCCACGGTCATTCCGATGTCCACACTGCGTGTGCCGATCCCGACCGTTGACGACACCAGCCACGTTTCCAGCATCTTCGGTGGCGTTCAGTTCTATTGGACTGAGGAGTCCGCCGCGCTGATTGATTCCACGGCCACCTACGGCAACGTTGTTCTGGACGCGAAGAAGTTGACCGGCTTCTTCAAGGTCCCGGCTGAGCTGATCGATGACGCTCCTGCGTTCGCTGGCTGGTTCGACACCCGCGTTCCTGCCGGTCTGGCGTGGTTCGAGGACGTCGCGTTCATGACCGAGACCGGCGCTGGCACCCCGGAGGGTTTCATCAACTCCCCGGCTTCGGTGTCGGTGTCTAAGGAGACGGGCCAGACCGCAGCCACCATCGTGTGGGAGAACATCGTGAAGATGTACTCCCGGATGCTGCCCACCAGCCTCAAGAACGCTGTGTGGGTTGCCTCCATCGACACGTTCCCGCAGCTGGCCACCATGGCGCTGTCCGTGGGTACCGGCGGCGGTCCTGTGTGGATCGGTGGATGGTCGCAGCCGGGTTCGGACATGCCTCCGATGACGATCCTGGGCCGTCCGGTGATCTTCACTGAGAAGACCCCGGCTCTGGGCACCAGCGGTGACATCAGCTTCGTGGACCTCAGCTACTACCTGATCGGTGACCGCCAGCAGATCCGGGTGGACGCCTCGGAGCACTTCCTGTTCCAGAACAACCAGATCGCCTACCGCATCATCGAGCGCGTGGACGGCCGCCCGTGGCTCCAGTCCGCTCTCACCCCGCACAACGGTTCCAGCGCCACGCTGTCGCCGTTCGTGCAGATCGCGAACCGTTAAACCCCGGTAGGAGAAAGCCCCGGCGGTCACTCTGGCCGCCGGGCCCCTGCTCCGAATAGGCAAGCTAGGCATTGGCTCCCCTAGCCCAAGACAGCGCCGTACTGTAAGGAGGCCAGCATGGCTGGCATGGAAGGGCTTGGCCGCGTCTTCAACGTGGTTCCGGCTGCTACTGGGCTTTACATCAACATGAAGGACTGCTCGGCAGTCACTTTCATCTGCACCTCCGCCAACACCGACACGTTCAACGTGGCCGAGGCGAAGACCTCCGGCGGCGGCAGTGTCCAGGACATGGGCGCCGTCATCTCCCGGTACTACTCCACCACCGACACTGACGGTTCGGTGGCGTGGACCAAGCAGACGCAGGCAGCCGCTGACGAGGTCGCTTCGGTGACCACCGGCAGCGTGGTGGCGATCTGGATTTCGGGTGCGATGCTGGATGACGGGTTTGACTACGTCTCCTGCACCGCGTCCTCGACTGGTACCGTCATTGCGATCCTGCATGACCTGACTGTGAAGCGCACCCCGGCTAACCTTTCGCTGCCGGGAGAGTGATCTGACATGGGTAACTTCATTCAGGGCACTCAGCTGCGGACGTTGCAGCAGGGCAACATCGTTACTAAGGCTGCGGCGAACCTGCCGCAGTCGGCGACGGCCACCCTGTTTACGGTTTCTGGCGGGGCGGTCCTTGTGACCGGACTGGTGGGGATTGTCACCACTGTGGTTCAGAGCTCCGACCCGGTGCTGTCTTTGGGTACCGCGCCCACTGTCGGTACCGCCCAGACCTCCGGTATCGCTACTACTACGGTGCTGACCAGCGCCGAGGTGGGAACGCTTGTTACCGTCGCATCCTCTGCCGGTCTCCCGACCGGTCTTGCGGTGATGGCTACGGCGGCGAAGGCCGGTAGCGCTGTTTACCTCGCCAACCCGTTTGTGGTCTCGGCCGGGACTATCACCTGGACCACCGGTGCCAGCAAGACCGGTGCTATGAAGTGGTACCTGACGTACATCCCCCTCGATGACGGGGCTTCGGTGGCGTAATGGGTTTCATGGGCTGCCTGGGCTGCACCAGCGAATACGAAATCGGTTTGATGGCGTGTCCGGGGTGCGGCACCAGGTCGCCCATGTACCAGAACGCAGAAGGAGACGAAATGCCGAAGATCACTGTGGCTCGTCCGTCGAACCGGCATGAACGAGCTGATGCACTCCCCGAACGTGTTGTTCATGCCGCTGCACAAGATGCACACGATGAACATGCCGTACAGCAACATGAAGAACGTGAAGACGTAGCCGAACAGGAAGCAGAAGCCGAGGGTGACCTCGCTGCCCCTGTTGCTGCTGAGGTTCGGGCCTGGGCCCGTGACAATGGCCTGGACGTTAGCGATCGTGGCTCCATCCCCGCCGTGGTGCTGGAGCAATACGAAGCAGCGCGTCAGGAGAACTGATGATTGGCGTGACGGCATGGGCACCGACCTGCGGTAGCATTGCCCCCATGACTCTCGCCTCCTCGGTTTATCACGTCAATCACATGCGCGTTTACCGCACCCGTGGGAAGGCTCGGGATTACCCGTGTTCCCACGGGTGCGGTCGCCGATCAACCCAATGGGCACAGATTCACGGCACGGACGGAACGGACCCGAACGGCTACATGGCTCTATGCCGGAGCTGTCACGCCAAGTACGACGGCGTGGTGCCCCCTTCGAAGCTTGGCGTAAAACCTGCGAACGCCGCGCTGTCGGACGAACAGGCCGATGAGATTCGTGTTCTCGTCGCCTCAGGGGTCTCTCAGGCGGAAGTAGCACGCCGGTACGGCATCATTAAGCAGACGGTATGGCGCATCGTCCACAACGTCTCTTACAACAGAGGGGATACAGGTCGTGGCTAAAGGCACTATGGGCTGGGACCTGTACTCGACGCTGGTCCAACAGGCCGAGTACATCGAGTACTACAAAAGCGTCCCGCCGGTTGCTTGCCCTAATGACGGGGAGCCCTTGCGGAACGGCCCGTCATCCCATTCCGGGGTGTTGTACTGCCCGTACGACGGGTGGCAGTACCCCCGCGATTGGGACCCCGAGACTATGAGCGGCATGTAGGAGACGCTATGACTGTGACACGGCCTACCACGGCCACTACTGCGAACGTGGCGTCGGCTAACACCAACACCAACCTGTTTGCTGCCGCTTCCGGTACCAACGCGCGCACCATCTACAACGACTCGACGGCGGTGTTGTACGTCAAGTTCGGCACCACCGCCACCAACTCCTCGTACACGGTGCAGATTGCGGCGGGCGGCTACTACGAGTTCCCGCAGCCCTTGTACGCGGGGAATGTAGACGGTATCTGGGCCTCGGCGAACGGCAACGCCCGACTGACGAGCTGGTGACCCGATGCCTCTCTTCAACCCTGGCATTGACGCTACCGGCGGCACCATCACCGGCAACCTGGCCATCGGCGGGACGGCTACCGTCACTGGTGTCCTGTCTTCCACTGCACTCCTGGACATCAATGGCGGCAGTAACACTGCTACCTCTGCTCCGGCCATCACTCCAACGTTCGCTAACGGAACTGCCTCACAACTTGCCGATACCACCCGTGACTACCTCGTGTACTTGCAGATCGGTACGGCTGGCACTGCCTTTACGTTGGCGATCGGCCCGACGTCTACCCCGGCGAACACGATCATGGCGAGTGCTACTCCCCTTGCTGACGAGTTGCTTTCGTTCCGGTTGCCTGCCGGGTGGTACGTGAAGTGGGCCGGGACGAGCACGACCCTTACCACGCAGACCGCTATCGGCTGCTGACTTCATGGTCTTGCACGTGCGATAGTTGCAGGAACAACTTCAGATCCCGGCTCCTGGGCCCTCCGGCCCTAGGACAGAAAGCGAGTCGAAGGTGCCGACCAGCGATGTGTGCACCTTGGGTGCGCTTAACAAGATGCGCCCTGTGCGCAACGCTGATGTCGGCATTCCCAAGAGTCGGGGTGAGGTCTGATGGCTGTTACTGAAGTTTGTTACGCAACCCGCGAAGAGGTCATGCGCGCGGTGGACATCAAGTTCACTGCCCGCAGCGACCAGCAGATCGACCGGGCGATCCAGTCAGCTTCCCGTTCTGTTGATTCGCTGATGCACCGGGTGTTCTACCCGACCATCACCACGAAGTACTTCGACTGGCCCAACTTCCAGGCCACATGGCCGTGGAAGGTGTATCTCGACCAGGCGGAGCTTGCTGACGTCACCGTGAACGTTCCGGTGGTTACTTCTGGCGGCAACGTCATCCCCGCTGCTGACGTCTTCTGGGGTCCGTGGAACTACGCCCCGCCGTACACGCGGCTGGAGCTGAACCGGTCCACCAGTGCCACGTTCGGGCAGGGCGACACCCCGCAGCGGGACGTCGCTATCACCGGCACGTTCGGCTACTGGGTGAAGACGGCACCAGCTGGCGCTCTCGCTGCCGCTATGACCGATACCACCGGAACGGTTGCCTCGGTTACGAACAGCGCGGCCGTGGGTGTCGGCGACAGCATCGTGGTGGATTCTGAGCGGATGCTGGTGGTGGATAAGTCGTTTGTTACCACTGCACAGACGCAGCAGTCGGGTTTGACGACGGCAGTGAACAACGATGTGACGCTGGGTGTGACGGACGGCACGAAGTACTTCATCAACGAGGTGCTGCTGCTGGATTCGGAGAAGGTGCTGGTTGTTGCGATCTCCGGGAACAGCTTGACGGTGATCCGTGGGTGGGACGGTTCGGTGCTAGCCGCCCATACCAGCGCCACCATCTACGCGCCCAGGAGCCTTACTGTGACGCGCGGGGACCTGGGCACTACCGCAGCCACGCACCTTAACTCTGCGGCCGTCAGCTTGGGTGTGGTGCCGTCCCTGATCAAGGAGCTGGCGGTGGGGGAAGCCGTTAACAGCGTTCTTCAGGAGACCGGCGGTTACGCCCGCACCCAGGGGCAGGGAGCAGGGGCCCAGACCAACATCGGTATGAGCTTGGATGCCATCCGCAAGCAGGCGCTGGCCGAGTACGGCCGCAAGGCCAGAACGCGGACGGTGTGACATGTCCGGCATGGAATTCACCACCCGCCTGGTGGGCCCATTGTTCACTGGTGCGTTGAACGCTGCTGTGGACCGGAAGGTCCACGAGATCGAAGATGTTGTAGCTCAGCGTGCCGTGAACATGGTGCAGGCGCAGCTGTCGAACGTGTTGCAGCACCCCACCGGCTACTACGAGTCGAAGATCCGTACGGACCGTGTGACGCAGGGCGTGTCGGTGAACGACGACATGGTGATCTACGGTCCGTGGCTGGAGGGCGTGGGTTCCCGTAACAAGACCACCCGGTTCAAGGGGTACGCCACGTTCCGCCTTGTGGGTCAGCGCGTCAACTCGGAGGCCGTCACATTGGCTGAGAAGCTGATCCTGGGTGCCCTGACAGCGAAGGGCGGCGAGTAGATGGACATCGTAGGCATTGTTGCCCAGGTCACCTCTCATGCGGCCTCTACGGGCCTGTTTGAGACCGTCAACTCTCACGAGCCAAAGAACGCGCCAGGGAACGGCCTGGTGTGCGCGGCATGGGCTGACCGTATCGGCCCGCTGCCTCTGGCTTCGGGTCTGGCGGAGACCACCACGCTGGTGGCGATGAACGTGCGGATCTACTCGTCGATGTTGCAGCAGCCGTACGACGACATCGACCCGAACATCATGATTGCCGTGGACGTCTTGTTCAACGCATACACCGGGGCGTTCACGCTGGGTGGTGCGGTACGTGATGTTGACGTGCTGGGGCAACACGGCTCCCCATTGTCTGCCCAGGCGGGATACATCAATCAGGACGGGAAGCTGATGCGGGTGATGACGATCGTGTTGCCGCTGGTTGTGAACGACGCATGGGCGCAGGTGCCGTAATGACGAAGGAGATGAGAACTAATGGCTAAGACTTCGGGCATCGGCGATGCGTTCTACGTCGGCGGCTACGACCTGTCCGGCGACACCGCCAGCCTGTCGAAGATTTCCGGTGGGCCGGTTGCGTTGGACGTCACCAGCATCAACGACTCTGCGCACGAACGCCTAGGGGGCCTTCGGTCCGGGGAGATCGTGTGGACCTCGTACTTCAACCCCACCGCCGGTCAGGAACATGCGGTGCTGTCTGTGCTGCCCACCGCTGACGTGATCCTCACCTACGCGCGCGGCACCACCCTCGGTAACCCCGCTGCGTGCCTGGTGGCGAAGCAGGTTAACTATGACCCGACCCGTGCCAACACTGGCATGCTCACCGAGGCTGTCACCGCGCAGTCCAACGGGTTCGGCATTGAGTGGGGGGTTCAGCTCACCGCTGGCCTGCGCACCGACACCTCCGCTACTGCCGGTACCGGAGTTAACTTCGCTGCCGCCACCTCGTTCGGGTTCCAGGCGTACTTGCAGGTGACTGCCTTTGTCGGTACTGACGTCACCATCAAGTTGCAGGACTCGGCCGACAACGTGACCTTTGCCGATTTGGCGTCCGGGGCGTTCACCCAGACCACGGCCGCTAACACCACCCAGCGGATTGCGGTGGGTGGTACGGCGACGGTGCGGCAGTACGTGAAGGCCACCACTGTGACGACCGGCGGTTTCACCAGCGCCACGTTCAACGTGGTGTTGGTGAAGAACCAGACTGCGGTGGCGTTCTGATGAACATGATCAGCACCAGCGATGGTATGCGTATCGCCCCCAGCGCCCCGGTGACGGCGTACAAGACGTACCAGATTGTTGCCCCGGTCAGCAGCCACTTCAGGGACGCCACCTGTGCCGAAGTGGAATGTGACGGGTGGCGTCACGGGTGGCGCACCATCGTGCCAACCGAGTCGGAGCAGGCCCTGTACATCCGGGCTGCCTCGGGTCGTGCGTTCACTGAGGAGCTGTT